AAAAGCATTGACCGAAAAGCATTGACCGAAAAGCATTGACCGAAAAGCATTGACCGAAAAGCATTGACCGAAAAGCATTGACCGAAAAGCATTGACCGAAAAGCATTGACCGAAAAGCTATAGCCGAAAGCGTTGTATGTGCGATTTAAATATATGAAACAATCCTATAATTAAATTTCTTCTAAATGACTCTAGAATTACGGAAGTTTGATATGAGGTCAATCACATTTGACCCAAAAGAAAACAAAGGTCCCGTGATTGTCCTCATTGGGCGCAGAGACACCGGTAAAACATTTTTGGTTAAAGACCTCCTGTATTTCCACCAAGATATCCCGATTGGCACGGTCATCTCGGGTACTGAAGCCGGTAACGGGTTTTACGGGAAACTCGTGCCGAAACTCTTTATCCACGAAGAATACAATTCGGTACTCATTGAGAACGTCTTGCGACGCCAGCGCGCGGTGATGAAACAGTGTAATCATGAAATGGAAGTTTATAAGAAGGTTTCCATTGACCCGCGCACTTTTGTGATTCTGGATGATTGCCTCTATGACAACACGTGGGCTCGGGACAAACTGATGCGCGCCCTATTTATGAACGGGAGACACTGGAAGGTGATGTTAATCATCACAATGCAATACCCTCTTGGTATTCCGCCGAATCTTCGTACCAATATAGACTACGTTTTTATATTGCGTGAGAACTATTTGGCAAATCGCAAGAAGATTTGGGAGAACTTCGCCTCTATGTTCCCCACGCTGGAGTCATTTTGCTCGGTGATGGACCAAACCACTGAGAATTATGGAGCGTTGGTTCTGAACAACAACGCCAAGTCCAACAAAATAACCGACCAAATCTTTTGGTACAAGGCCGAAGACAGACCGGATTATAGGTTGGGAGCCAAAGAGTTCTGGGAATTGTCCAAGAACTTGACGGATGATGATGAAGGCGACGAATACGACCCGAATGCCAAGCGGAAGGCTAAGGGAAACAATATTATGGTGAAAAAAACGGGCGGCGGTTCTGGAGGGAAATGGTAAGCGAAGCACCGATAAGCGAAGCACCAATAACTTTTGTTTATTATTTGTAATAAACAAAAATGGTAATAATTATTTGGTCCGAGATTTTTTTGCTTTTGATTTGCCTCTATTGGGTTTGCGTTTTTTACTGAATCTGCGCTTTTTGGATCCACCGGGTGAACTAAACAGAGGCCCTTTTTTGGGTGTTTTGTCGGCGGGCGAATCAAACAGACTTCTTCCGCTAGGTGTTTCGTCGGCGGGCGAATCAAACAGACTTCTTCCGCTAAGAGTTCCAATGCTCATCTTAACTGGAGTCACCCTTCCGTTCGGTATTCTCAATGGCGAATAATGTACATCCCCTTCCGGCGAATAAGCCATATATTTTGGCGGCGATTCATCAAATGAAAATACAGACTCTTCTATCTTTGGTCTCTTCTTTTTTCCAAGTATTTCCTTTGGTTCAATCCTCTCTTTATATTTGGCAATTTCGCCAGCAATATACATTTCACGGTCTCCTACATCCGTGGGAAGAACAATCCCGCCATATTTGAACTCGGTCGGTTTACATACCATAACTTCATATGTACTATTCTCCTCACCTTCCGACCGCGTTGAGGCATACCCAGGAATTCCAGTTGTACATAAGTATTCATAAAATATTTTGTCTTGTTCAAAAACAGATTTGCTATGGCCGATAGTATTATTTGTTGGGTTATAACCGTAGTTTATTCTTAATACTTCTTGTACAATTGGGGGTGCTTGGTCGTAGATGCTTTTCATTACATCCGGGTTATCTAAATGTAATAGCTCAATATCTGATGTTGCGGTCCAGATGTGAATGATGCCATATTGTTTTACATCATCGGGGGTCAGACCAAAGAATGTGGGGGCTACGACAAGGGAACCGATTTTATCTCTATTCCGAATATAAAACGGTGTATCGCCTCGGTACAAGGTTGTTCCAGCGCCAATCACATATGTCTGGGGACTAGAAGCAGACTTTGTTGGTGTTATCATCTATATATATTTATTGTGTAAAATAAATATACATATGGTATGCGCTTTGCGTATTACATAGCACTATATAGAGGTTTATTACATAGCCGCCAGATACATATTAAAATACCCACTCACCTTCACAATCTGGTACCCAAGCACATCCCGCAAATAATTGAACAGCGCCGAGTTCTCATTGTTGGACTCAAACAATATCTTGGGATATCCGGCCCTCACAATTGTGTCCATCCCCCCCTGTAAAACATACAGCTCGTTTTCCTCTACATCCATCTTGATGAATGATATGCGTTCTTGGATATTGAGCGAATCCAGCGTCCGGACCTGGATTTCTTCGGTGCCAAGGACTTTGTTTAAGGGCGGGACCCATACGGTGGAACCGCCACCATCATTACTCACAATGTGAAGGGTTTTCGTGCCCACTTGGGACTCATTGCCAAGACCGTATTCGTGACACACGATATTGCGCGCACCACTGAGCGCCACGCCGCCGCACAAGGCATAATAGGTCTGGCGCTGGGGTTCAAATGCGAATACCTTGGCGGCAAAGGGCGCCAGAGTGATGGCATAACTGCCCGTGTGGGCGCCGATATCTAGGAAAAGCGAATCCTGGTTACAAAACTGCTTACACCATTCAATCAGATTGTTTTCAAAGAGACCGCGGTCGGCATAATAAGCAGTATTTACGGAGGGCATCAAATATGTGAGTACGCGATTTACGAAAATAATCTGATTTCCATCGTTGTTGTCGGCGGGGGCATCGGCGTCTTTGGTCAGAATGATGTATTTCGTGGTCATCGTTGGATAACTTGGTGCCAAATCTTTATATACACTATTGAAGAATTACACCGGTATAAAATTATGGGATGGGATAATATAGAAGATGTCCGGTTTCGCAAACAATAATACTCCTGAGGCAAACGATAGTATTCCTCAACCAACGGTACTTCTATCTCCTCAGGCGATTAATATTACCGGAAAAAGAGGAAGAGAACAATCCCCAGTCCCATTGGCGAAAAAACCAAGAAGCACTCTTGTTCCAGATTTTAAAAATATACTTGGAAAAGGGACAAGTAAGCAAGTTTATCCGACAATTATATCAACTGCTACAACAAATCAATGGCCTCAGTTTAGTATAAATACACAAACCCCGACTGTAGTAGCATTCCAGCAATCAGACAGTTCCAAAAAGCGGATTCGTATGATTGACGAAATAATGCTCCATAAAGAGTTGGCCACCTGTGGATTGGCACCAGACATTTACGCGGTATTTGTACGGATTTTAACTCCCGATTCTAGAATATTTCAAGAAGAATATATAGAAAAAGATATAAAAGGGTTGCAAGATGGGTTGGAAAAATATCCGGAAAACTCCAAAATGGAGTTTGCTATACACGAAGAAAAATGTGATGGAGGCGACCTACGAGGTTATCTAAAAACGATTCTTGAAGGACAAACCAATATTGAAATTATCATAGGTATGTTGAAATCGGTTGACCAACAAGTTATTGATTTAACGGTTAAAATCGTAGACGCTGGTTATATAAACACTGATTTCAAAACCGAGAATACTTGTGTTATACTTCCAAGAATTATAGGATTGGATTTTAGCAGAGTATTTGTAATCAGCATTGATGAAATTATGGGAAAAGCGGTGGACGCGGGAATTGTTCTTGACAAGCAGCAATTTATTGAGAAATCTTTGTTATATATGAGAATACAGTACTATATCACATTTATTAGTAGTTTTTATAGATTTAACCGAATGGATTATCGGAAAATACTCGGAACTGTTTTGACAGAACAAGGGGTCACGTTAGATTCAGTAAACGATATGGTGGATTATATGGCGATGTTTAATGAAAAAAATATATTTCAACATTATCCAGGTGGTCTTGATGCATCGCCAATGCAAATGTTACATCATTATTGGAATATTTTTTTAGAAAATTACATTAAGATGACGAATAAAAAATTATTAGGGTTAAAGTCGTTTAAGAGTATATTGGGGTTTGCGCTTGGATTGCGCGATGATATTATTTTCGGCAATTTACAAAAGGCGGCGGGGTCCAAGTCCCGAAGGGCTCGTTCCTTGAAGGCTCGTTCCTTGAAGGCTCGTTCCTTGAAGGCTCGTTCCTTGAAGGCATCTAAGAAAATGAAATCCCGAAAAAGCATTTAAACAACTGCACACATACAACTATAAATGCTCGCACACCGAAATCAAACCCAAAATGAATTATTATTAAACAATTTGTTGGGCTTCTACGGCCGCGATGGCAATATGGAGAAAATGATGAAAATTATCAACGGCGAATCACGGATTTCCCTACGAATCATTGACTGGTTCGTCACCAATTTCGCCAAGAAGAACTTCACCGTGTATTCCATTCCCGCCAAGAATCGGTGTAGTACCGTGTATAATGGCGAGGAAAACATGGAGCGATTCAAGGTATTCAATAGTTATAAGTTGGAGCTGAAGGCCTATAGTAAAATCCGGTTTGACCCTTTTTCGCGCAGGGAGCGAATCATGATTCCATATGCCGATGAAACTTATTTGGAGACCACGATTGGCCAGCTGAATTTCTTCAAATGGGCGATTGATAATCGGGTCCTGGAATACATTGATGAAAATTATGATGCCATAGAGGCGGATATGAACTCGCGCAATAGTATTTCCAAGAAGAATGTGGAGGAGGCGGATAACAAGACGCGCAAGAAGCGGGAGGAGTTGTCGGTGTCGGCGTGTAAGACGATTAAGAAGGAAACGGTTTCTATTACGGTGCGGTTTAATTAAGTAAGGGGCACAAACGAAGTTGAACCGCTTCGCTCAACTTCGCTTATCCCCTTTAACCCCTCCTTACGGGGAACTTCGTTTATGCCCTTTAACCCCTCCTTAAGGGGCATAAACAAAGTTTAACTATGTTTCATTTTTGTTTAACCCCTCCTTTAATCTAACCCCTCTTTACGGGCGGGGGTCTAAAAATTGAAAATAAATTACATATTCATTTGTTGGATATAATAGTAAAACATGTACCAATTTATGTTGTGTATTTGTATGAATGTCATAATTATCGGTATAATTATGATATACGAATTGGGTATTTACACCGGCGAATATTATGAAAAACCAATAGTAACCAACCAACACCTTCGCGGAATGTTTGTTGAAGATATTGCCGACGAAATATTTACTAATATTTATGATGGTGTTATTGGAGCTAAGATTAAAGGAAAAATGGCTGGGTATTTTACGATTATGTGTATTACACAAGATAATAATAAATATAATTATGGAGATGACAACCATTATAATTGTGATGTTTATGATGGTTATACACAATGGTGGGGACTCAAAAGTCTGAAAAATGGCGGTGATGTTCTAATACCGGATAATATTCAAAAAGAGAAAATTATAAAAAATGTATTGGACAAAGCGCACAATGCGTTTCAAGACAGTAATATTACAAAGGATAATAAAAACTGTTGTGTCCGATATAGAATCACTTGGCTGGTTCGATAAATACAGTTTAACGCCTCTGCTTCTTGCGTTGCGATTGTTTTTTATTGTGTTGACGGCGACGTTTATTGGTGGTCTTGTTTCTGCGTGTTCGGCGCTTGCCTCCCATAAAGATGGCCTTTCCAGGACTCACACTTTCTCCCGCAAATCCGGGCATCACTTGTTCAGGTCGCGTGTCGGCACCTCCACTCATCTTGCTAGAAAAAGTGCCGGGTATCAAATTGGTTTTATTTTGTAAAACATCTGGTAATACTTGTTTGGGGTCCATTATATATTACGGGCATACAAAATATAAACGCAATCCAAGAAGATTCTCTAAATGTCTGTTGCTGTCGTATTTGTTTGTAATTTCCGCTACTTGGACAAGTTCGTCGCGAGTTGTGGCAACCTAATTGAAATCGGCAATTATCACGGCCCCATCGTCCTCGTCGTCGGTGACGATTTGCCCGCCGTGGATACACACCCATTCATCGTAGAACACGCCGACCAAATCCAGGTGCGTCGTTGCCCCGACATCGTTTTTTCACCCGAAACCCTCGCGGCCATACAAAAAACGAATGCCGCGTGCGGTAAGAGTGGGTTCAAATTATTCCAGTACCACAAGTTTCATATTTTCACGCCGTTTTTCCGGCAATGGGACTATATTTTTTATGTGGATTGTGGGGCCAAGATTTATGCGCCCATTGCGCCCATCCTGGCATCTAAGAAACCCGGTAAATTAGTGGCACATTCAGACGCCTATCCCAGCTACCAGTGGCGATTGAAAGACCAATTTACCAATACTATCAGCATTAGTCAATGGAATGGGGGCGCCGATTATTTCCAATCCACCATTATGTTGTTTCATAGTGCGCTGATTCGCGACACCACCTTTGACGAGCTCGTCCAACTCGCCACGAAATATACTAATTCTTGTACCAATGACCAGGGAATTTTGAACCTCTATTTTGCCAATTCGTGGGAGCAGATTTCGCTGGGTGATATGGAAACATATTACTACGATTTCAATATTCGCGCTCAAGACCGACCATATATTATGACGAAATACGTTGTGTTTAATGATTAAGACAGATTCGTAAAAAACAGGTTTTATACGAGTTATTTTACGAGTCGGCCTTCTACAAGTCGGCCTTCTACAAGTCGGCCTTCTACAAGTCGGCCTTCTACAAGTCGGCCTTCTACAAGTCGGCCTTCTACAAGTCGGCCTTCTACAAGTCGGCCTTC